CCCTGAGCAAGCAAGAGACCTTTCTGCTGGCTTGTCTATAGCTGAAGCTGTTCCTTTTGTAAGAGGCATTACAACAGCAGCAAAAGCAGGAAGACGTGTAGATGAGCTTACTGGAGCAGACTCTGGAAAGGGGATGCTTCTTGGGTCTGCTAATAACGTGATTCCGGGGTACTATGGTCCTGACAAGGCAGCCTCTATTGCTGCTTGGGTGCCAGATCAAATAATAAACACTGTTAAAGATATGGCTTCTCCTTCTTCTAGAGCAAAGTACAGAGAACAAGGTATAACTACTTCTTCTCAACAGATAATGCAAAGAGCTAGGGAAGGAGCAGGCAGTAAACTACGAACCTCTATGTACGACATTCCTCTTTTTAAATCAATGATGGGAAACAAAGGAATAAAACCTTTAGATTCTGGGGACCATAGAGCAGTAGCTCAGGGACAGTACTTAGGCAGGATACATGCCCAATCAGGAAGACAAGGTGGTTCTGACCTTCTGGGCGAGATAATGAGGCGGTCAGACGTAGCTGAGACTGTTGATTATTACCCCGGCGCTTACGCTGACATGGTTAAAGCAAATAAATTAAAGCCGTATCCCCTTGATGAAGCAGGGCAGCGAAAGACAATGCCTGTTCGTATATCTAACGAAGACTTAGATTTTATAGAAAACCACTTTAGTACCGTATGGACAGAACCTTCGTCAAAGATAGGCGGTGCTGATGTACCCTTTAAAAACGCAGAAAGCCCTATATTAGCTATAAAAAACCCCGGAGCAGGTAAGGCCACTACGGGACGACACCACATGGACGTGTTAGTCAAAGCACCTTTTGTTAGTAAAGTAGAAAAGATTTTCAAGGATAGAGACAATGTTTCTTCTGATGAGCTGTTCTCTCTGTTGAACGCGGAAGCAGCAGTATCACAAGGTTTAAAAGAAACAAAAAGAAAATACTCTGTTGCAGGTCAAGCAGCAGACGGAGGAGTTTGGATAACTGGGTCTCGCCCCGGATCTGCTATAACAGAAGGTGGGATAAATTACTTAGTCAAGGTAACTAGAGACGGTAAACTAATAGGGGTTATGTCAGACGAGCATAACTTGTTTGAAGGTATAGCCGGTAAGATACAGGAAAAGACTCGTGGCACTGTGCCGACGCTCAACGCAATGAAACATCTTCTTCCTCATAGGTTAATTGCGGTTACTCCTCCTATGGTTAGGGACCTTAAAGGGGTGGGCGAAGGGACAAAGTATAAACACCCTAAAGGCAAGAGCGACGGAAGATCTTACGGAGAAGTTGTAGACGAGATTGTAGACTTCAAGCCTAGCGATGCGGTCTTAAAAGCGGAACAACAAAGACAACGTGGTATGCTAACTACTGCTGCTTCTGCTGCTGTAATGGGCCAGACTCAGGGAGAATAAGGGGGCCAATAGACCCCCAGTTAACTCTAAATCTCGCAACTGTTGCCAACACAGGCCAACTGCTGCGACCCTTCGGTCATGTCAGAAGCCTCTGAGATGTTCCAGTCGATAGCCTTGGGAAAATCTTTGACTAACGATTGGTACGTCTCTAGGTCCACTGGCTCATAGGGTGCCTGCTGGTACGTATGTTCTGAGTAAGGTAGAAAGCTTATGCCGCTAACCTTGTCGAACTTGTTGTACAACCACTGCCCCACCTCTAGGAACTCATCGTCCCTGTAGTAGCAAGTCATGGACGGCTTGTGTTCACACCAGTAGTCCTGATACATCTCCCATAACTCAAGCTGCTCCATAGCACCCATGTCCGTAGCCACCACAGCCTTCTTAGGAGACTTAATGGGGAACGAGAAGACCTTAGTAGTAGAAGAAGTCACGTCTAGTTCCACAGGGACTCCTGCGGCCTCTAGGACACCACACAAGGGGTCTCGTGCGTCTGCTCTTACTCGTCTAATGTATTGCTCAGAATATCTAGGGTGGATGCCAGACGCGCTGTCAACCAACTGAGATACAGTACCGGAAGGCTTAACAGCAGTAATGGCAGTGCTAACATTGATGCCAAGGCGTTCAGCCCAAACACGGTTAGTTTCAATAGCTTCCTCTTTAAGCTGCGTGAGCCAGTACTGTAGATCTGCACGATTCTTCCTCCCTGACATAACTGGATGGTCCATGATGCCGGTTAGTGACACCCCTAGTAACGCTTCTTCTTCTGTGTTGTCCTTCCAGATCTTACGCAAGTACCTGAAGTCAGTCAGGGTTGCCTGTAGTGTCCCTAAGATAGCAGCAGAGCGTACCTTTAGCCGCAGGCTTTCCAAGGTGTCATTGGCCCGAACCACTACTTCCGACAAGTTACAGAACTGGTAAGGTCTCAGGATAATCTCTGAGCATGGGTTGGTCCCGAAGTCAAAGGTAGCGTCCCTGCGTCCATTCTTTTCAGCCTGACGCTGACTAGCGACACGACTAAAGACACCTCGTTCCCCTGAGCGTGACTCGTACAGAGACTTCCACTCGTTCAAGAAGGCTTCAAAGTCAGGCTTCTCTGTGTAGCAGGCGGAGTTGTTAGCCAAGCCACGCTGAGGATTATCTACCCACCACTGTCCTGACTTGCTTCGACGTATCCTATCGTCAGTGAGGTTACTAAGACTGATGAGAGCACTTCTTCTAACTCCTCCGACAACGACGATCTGTGCAATTTTACAGCATAAATCGTGGCACTCAATGGAGCTAAGTCTTCGACCTCTAGCGGCTCTGAAAATATCAACCGTGAACTGAAACAGATCAACAAGAGGTTCTGGACCAGACGCTCGACCTCCGAAAGTCTTAAGGGCTGCCCCCGCAGCTCTAACTCCAGACACGTCCCACTTTGGAACTTGACCGCTAAAGAGCATTGCGATAAGTTCTCGGTATGCCTTAGCCCATCCAATTTTGCTGTCAGCGACGTGTATAACGGTATCTGTATCATGGAACTCCTCAGCTACTTCAGGTAGCTTACTGATGTACTGACGTTCGACACTGAAGCCCACCCCAGTTCCACACATAAGGATGTACATCATTTCGTCGAAGGCTTTAGGGTGGTCGATAGGTAGATAGGAGCAGTTAAACCCAGCTACATTGTCTCTGTCCAAGGCTTCCCCGGCGGTCATAAGCGCCCTCATGCTGGGCATCACGCCTAAGTCATGCACAGGAACGTAAAGTTCCAAGGCTTCCTTCTCCGTGAGTTTACCCTTTGAAACCCAGAAGTCCAAGTAACGGTTCACGGTCTCTTCCCATGTCTCCCGGCGTTGTTCTTCCGGTATGTACCGAGCGTACCTAGACTTGTGTATGTACTGTTGATATGCGTCCATCATAATTCGTATTCTCCTCCAGTTAATAGCGACAGTTTTAGCTGGTCCAGTAAGAAAGCTAGTTCGTACGTGTCCATGTTAGTTGAAACCATGATGTACTCTTCGGACTTAATGATGCAAAAGGCGTCATCGTAGTTCTCTAAGTCTTCATTGTCCATTATGAGTTTAAACACTTGGGGTACGCTAATCCTGTCTGTGTCCTGCTTGTTTCCTCCGAAAGCCCCTTGTATCACTTTCATTCCAGTGCCTCCTGTTCTTTGACCATCTTGTTTAAGTACCACTGAGCCTTCCGTAAGTCCTGTAGGCCATTCTTGTATCGCCACCTGTGTAAATATTTTATCACGTTGCCTTCGCAGTACTCAATTATTCCTTCTCCTAGCTGCTGCTTAATATAATCAATGGCCTCTGTACCGCCTTGGTTGTAGTGCTTTGGTTTACTAACTGCGTCCCATTCTTCGGGTGTCGCTAGGTCAATACTCATCTTCGTCCTCCTCTTCAAATGCTAACTCCTCGGCAAAGTACTCTAGTCTGTTTATCAGTTTGTCCTCGAACCTGTCCAGAAGCTCCTCAGAGGTTATCTCCAGTGTTTCCAAAAAGTCTTCAGGGTCGTAAGTCCGTAGCAGACGTTCCTTAATTTCTTCCATTGTTAGAGACATCTTCTATCAACTCCTCTAGCGTATCTAATGTGTACCACGGGAACCCCTCTTTCTCACACCATTCAGACATTGTCATCTTAGCACCCTTTCTTACTTTCTTGTTTGGACCCATGAGTACAAACACAAGTCTCTGGTAGCTCTCTAGGCTGTCCCTGACTGCTTTGTACTTCTGAGTGTCCCCTTCCCTGAAGAACCCCTTACACTCCACCAGCGTGTCACTAGCCATGTGTACAAAGTCTGGCTTGTAGTTACGGTGGATGGTGTAAGGGACCATATAAGGCTCGTACTCGAAGCCCTCCAGTACCTTTGCAGTCTCTTCCTCAAAGACACTACGAAACTTCGATTTCTTGGACCTTCGGCTCATTGAATACCTCTACTAAATAGCGTGGACCTGATGAATATGCGAACCCTCTTACGGCAGGCCAGCACTGTTTTTTGTAAGAGCAGTAGGAGCATCCGATAGCGAGTTTCTGGTTGCCACTTTTTCCATCTGCGATAGGCTTGTAGCATACTTCGGGTGGTTCCTCCTGCTCCACTAGCTTTTTTATGCGTTCAATCCTTTCTTCTATATCATAAGATATTAGGTCGTGCACAGGAGCTTGTGTGTCCTCTGAGTCGTACAGGAGGTACGTCAGGTGTCCATTCTGTTTGTCCATTGCCAGCCAGCCAAACTTGGTTTCACCTTCTGAGTGAGCGTAGCCCTTGATCTGCCCTATGTACCCAAAAGGGTCGTCGTAAGCCAGAGTCCCTTCCTTGAACTTCTTAAAACCGAAGGTGGAAGTAGACTTCACGTCAGTCACAATCCCGTCGATCCTACAGTCCATAGACC